ACTACCTTTAAACTTCATAAATTGTATGTGGGTAATAGCTAACGCAGTAAATTTTAACTACATCTATATTAGTTATTTCTTTATCATATTGTTTCATCGTATATGAATAAGAATAGTGTCCTTCATAATCATCAGGGTATTTTGTATCATATGGGGTAAATCCTAAGCATTCAGCTTGTCCTTTATCTACACCATAATACTCATCTAAGCCTTCTTTAATTGCCTTAAAAGATGAAGCAGATAATATAGGCTTATACTCATTTATAGCTATGTATGTTACTTTTACTCTTGTTGCCATAAGTTTTCCTATTTTATAATAAGTTGCACTTTATAGCAACTTCTGGAAGTAAAGTTTGTCAGAACCCCCGTAAGAATACTCCGGTAGGTATAGCTTGAACCCACAATCTATAAGGTTATTAGCTGAAGGGAAGTTGTCTAAGGTAGTATATGTAATAGCTATGTGGCAAAAGGTAGATGCAGCCTTTAGCCTTGTTTTAATCATTCGTCTTTGTATGCCTTGTCCTCTATGTGATTTTTTAACCCACGCACGATTAAATATGCAAATGCCTTTTGAGTAAATAGAACCGCAGTAAGCTACTATTTCGCCTTGGTCAAGCATAACCCACCATTCACGATTGAACTGGAACTCATCGGCGCAACCCTTGAAGTTAGGATTGGTGTAATCTAACTCCCTTAATTGCTCGTAGGTATCTCGGTCTAATATATTGCCGAAGCTAAATATCTTTTTGAGGCGCATTGTGTATCTGTTCAAGTTTGGTTAAATATAAAATCGCATCTTGAAGTTCCTGCTTCAAATGTGTAATCCATTCGCCTGTTGATAAATCTTGCCTGTCCATTGTGCAGTTGTACTTCTTTTTACCTACTTGCTCACGGCTACGCATATCTTCTATTACTAAGCTAAGTATTTTACTATCCATTTATTTGTCGGTTTTGCTATGTATCTTAAAACAAGTTTTGCACTTGAATAATATCTTCTTTACTCCGGTTGCGGTTGTGCGCCTCATTTGAATTGTTAAATCATCGCTACCACATTCAGGGCAAGAGCCTCGGTCTTGTCCAAATATAACTCCGTAATGTGTTTTAGGTTCTATGTGGTTTTTAAGTGCGTTAAATACTTGTTCTAATAACACAACATCTTTTTGGCAGTACTTAATCATTTTAGCCATAGCCACTTTGTCCTTATGCAGAACGATGTCTTTCCATAAACTATATTCGGTCTTTATCTTAGTGCCAATGCCTAAATAGTCAGCTATGTAATTAAGCTTGTTGCTATTAAATCTAAACTTTTGCCTTGCTACTTTTAACGTATCAATAGTAACGTAAGAAGGGAACATTTCAATCTTATGAAACAAGCACCTGGTTCTTATCCACGCAAGGTCGAACTTGTCGCCATTATGCCCTACTAATTCCGAAGCCGTGTTTGCTACTTCGATAAAACTTTGTAGCATCTTTTTATCGTTCTGTTTGCTATCCCATTGTAAAAAGTAAACTTCTTTTTCATCTTCCCATTTGTAACAAATACAAATAATAGCACGTTCTTGTATTATGCTATCAGCCGTTACATTAAGCTTATATCCTGCACTCCAGAAAAAGCCAACGTTGGGCGAGGTTTCGATGTCAAAGAATAGGCGTTTGCGTTTTGATTTTAGCATTGTTTATTTTTGGCTGAATTTATCTATTGTAGTAGTACCCATTGCAGCTATGCAAATAACCATTACGGCATCTACAAGTTTATCCGAAGGGGCAATCTCTTGATGCGTGAAGCTATTAGCTAATAAGGTAACACAGATAAACAAAGCCGATAGTAAAGCAATCACTCGCTTTGTAGACACGCTACCTCTTTCGTCTGATAATAAATTGGCTAACCATTTCATATTTTATATTTAAGGTGTGAAGTATAATTTTGACTCAGATGCTCTACGCTTTGTAAGACCTGCAAGAACTTTGCCACCTGCTTTATCCCACTTAGCAAACTCTAAAGCTATTGAAGGGTCATTAGGGTTAGCGTTTACCTTCTTTAGTAAAGTAGAACTCTTTAGGTTTCCGATACCTGCGTTATAGGCAAAGCTTGTAAGAGCAGCGAACTGATTAGGTGTAACTGAACTTTTAACCAATGGAGCAACCTTATCAGCAAACTCTTTAGCTATAATCTCAAATAACTCATTGGCTCTTTCTTGCGTAATCTTATCGCCAGGCTTTACAGGTTTACCATCTTCAAAAAAAGTATTCCCGTAGCCGATTGTATCTTTTGCAGCACTGCATTTGTAAGCCACTAATTTGCAGCCTTCGTAGAATTTAATTAGGTCTTTCCCTTTCTCGTTTAATTGCATTTTATTTTATTTTAAAATCTTTATTAATACCGATTGAATACGCACCAAAAGTTCCACCAAAGGCACTTTGCGCTCCGTAACTTAAAACAAATGAATAATCTTTTTTTAATGGAATAGTGTAATTAAAATCGTATTCCATTGTTATATCTTTATAATGGTAAAAATATCCTACCGCAGCACTTACGCTAAAGTTTTCATATATAGGGAACGTAGCCATTATTTCTTGGTAAAAATCTTTACTATCATAAGTCCACCAACCGCTATTGATACCTACTGCCGTTTTGCCAAAATACTTTCCAACCTCAATAGTTCCACCTAATAAATTTTTAGTATCGTTTAAAGGTGTGTTAAAAGCTACGTTTGGAGCAGCCATAACATAATATTGAGCATTGCCTTTTAACGCAAAAAACAAGCATATTATTGCTATTAATCTCATTTCTTTTTCTTTTTAGTAGCAGCTTTTTTGATAGGCTTTTTTACAACTTTCTTCTTTTTAAACATATCATATACAATAGAACCAAGTAAAGCAATAGCTAAAGCAATAGCACCTATCATAAAATGAGAGAACTTGTTAAGCAAGGTTATCATTCCTTTGGTTTCCTTTGCCCCTATTGTTGTTTGAATGTCTATTAAATCGTTCACATACTCTAAAACAGGATAAATCTTTTTATCCATTTCTTTGGCTTCCTCATCATTAACTATGCCGTCTGCCGATATTTGAGCAAAATAATTATCAGCTTCGGTAATATACATTTGCGCTTTATCGCTTACTTCTTTCTCTTCTGGTGTTTGGAATGTCTTTAAGTAAGCAGCCCACATTGTATCTGTAATCTCCTTTTCTTTTTGGATAGCAACTAAATCGATTTTGCCGCCTTTAATAACTTTAATTTGGTCTTGTATTGCTGAGCCGTAATAATCAAATTTGCGGCTCAAATAAGGTTGCGGTACTAATCTATCTTGGTAAACGCTTGTTGCCGTCTTTTTAATTGTGTATTCTACATATTTACCAAACCCTGCAATAGTCAAAATTATTGCAGTAAGAATAATTAGTAATGTGTTTTTCATCGTTTTCGTTTTGGTTTTGGTTGTTCTTTTTTCATAAAAGACATAGGGTCTGCTGCAAATTGACTACTTATTTTTAATACCCCTTGTATTATCTCAGGGCTATTTAAACCAACTAAGCCATAAGCGATAGCCTTGTACATCGACTCAACTTCAAACTGCTCCATAATAAACCAAGCAATAAGAGATGCAATCATAGAACTTATCATTTTTTTAAAGATATCTCTAATAGATTGCTCTTCATTAGTTGTAACAAGCCTTGCTACCATACCTGCTGCACCAATAAGCAAAACTACCCACCCCCCATTGATGAAGCTATTTATTAACTTGTCCAAATTATTTCCTTTTCCAAAAGAATAAGATTAGCGTAATTATCAATATAAGCGCAATTAGAGCCTTATAAAATTCGCTAAAGGACTTATCCTTAGTTTTAGTTATCTTCGAAATTTGGGTACTTTCTGTGCGACTGAGAGCCATTGAGTCCGTCTTGGTCTGCTTACTATCCGTTTGTTTCTCTTTTGTGCCTCTTGTGTAGGTCTCCGTGTACTTAGGAATTGTAATCATACTATCCTTAGTAACCCACAAAGTATCGTAGTAAGTTATTGTCTTGGTAAAATACTCTTCCTTTTCTACTACTTTGGTAACACTATCAAAAACAACCACACGCACACTATCAAATGTTTTGACAACAGTGCTATCTAATCGCTCCGATGCCTTCTTTACTGAAGCACACGAAGTAAGTAATAAGGCTAAAAAAATTAATCTCATTTAAGCTTTTTAGTCATTTTGTAATAGTAACGGATAGCCATAAGACCGGAAATAATAGCCACCAAACTTGCAATCAATGTGAATAGCGGTTGAATATCCGATAGGCTTAAAATAGCACTAATTACTGATACGATTGTTGATTGGTCTGCTTGGTGGTTATTTTCCATTATAGTTCTTCTTCTTCTTGTTTGTTAAATTCTATGCCAGTAGTCCAATCTTGTAAGAAAGTAAAATCTTCTAAGCCCTGGGGATTGACTACGTTAATTATTTGAAAATCAAATTCTTTATCATTTAGCGCATCAATATCTTTAGTCAGCTTCTTGATGCCTTCTTTTGAGAACTTGTAATCTCCTTTTTCTGTAAGCACTAAAATACCTTTTTCGTCTACTGAAGCGTTATCCAAACGAAGTTCCTCAAGTTGTGAGTTGTAATCTTCGTGATACTTTTTAACCTTCTCATAAACTTTTACAAGCTTCTTAGCTACTTTTGTTTCTTGGTTTTCGATTACTGCATTAATGTTCTGCACTAATTGTTTGAGTTGTTTGTACTTCATTTTCGTTGTTTTTTATTTGTAAAGATAATTGTGGATTGCTAAACGGCAAAGGTAAATTTACGATTGGTGGGTTTTTAAGGTTCTCAATCTGAGTAGCTAAGTTTAAGTCCATAGCTTCTACGTTGTTACCTGCAACTAACCACTCGCATACTTGCTCGTAAGTTAAATCTTCGTAAGCAGTAAAGTCGGTTTCCGAAGGAGTAGCACAAGCCATTGCTCCGTAAACTTCTGCGGTGTATTCTCCGTCTTTTCCTTCGTATCTCCAATGTACTGTTTTTACTACATCGGTTAAACCATCTTCGCTTGGTGCGGTGTCCATTTGGCTAATAAGCCATTTTGTTTCTAATGCCATTTTATATAATTTGATAAGTATAACTAAAATAATAACTTAAACTATTTGTTGAATTTGGATAAGCATCTAAATAAACTACGCTTGTTGATGCACCTGCTAAAATAACACAAACATTATTTGTAGAATTTGCACCACCGCCACCACCTGCTCTATATGAAAAATCAAAATTAGAAGATATAGGTAATGTCATTGATATTCTTGTCCAAGTATTTGTAGCAGTTGCCGTTACATTTATTACACCACTAACAGTTACTACATTTCCTACTCTCATATATTGACATACAAAAGCAGTTGAAGATGCAATATTATATACTGATGATAGTGTAGGAGTATAAGTTCCACTATATAAATTCGAAGCTTTAATGTTTCCGTTTACATCAAGCTTCTCACTTGGCGATGTAGTACCTATACCTACATTACCCCCACTTGTTATGCGCATACGTTCAGTAAGAGTTGTATTATTACCAGTAGCAATAACTAACCCTAATGCACCTCCTGCTCCATCATCATAAGCATTTATACTTGCTGCTGTATTAGTTCCTTCTGACCATCCAATGCCTCCTCCATAATAATTTGTTGTACTTGGAGGTGTTAAGGTTAATAAGTAATTGCTTGGAGTGTTTGGAAGTGTTGAACTATCAATATATTTTCCTGAACTTGCGTAAGTACCGATATGTAAAAATGAACTTGGCGATGTAGTACCTATACCTACGTTACGATTATTAGCAATATATAGTGCAGATGTAGTATTAATTTCTAAATCTATAATACCACTTGCTCCTGTGTTTATTACTGTTGCACCACTTGATGCTGCAAATGCGTGATTTGAGTTTGAAGGAGTAACAGTTGTTGGATAAATAGCACCAAATCCTGACCCCCCTGTAAATGCTCCTATAAACAAACCTTGTGTTCCATCCCAAAATTTACTTTGTTGTGCCGTTACACTACTTGAGAATGTAGCTGCTCCACCTGATGCTATTGATAAAGCCGTTGTATTATTTGTTTTTATATTTAATGTATGCGAAGTACTTGTACCAAAATTCATTGATGTATTAGCATCATTATAGGTCATATCAGCAGAAACCGCACCACCTACTCTTTGCCAAGTTTCTATTGCTACACTTCCACTTGCAGTATATGAAGCAGCAAATCTACCTGTACCACTTACATCAAGCTTATATGTATCATTAGTGTTTCCTATTGATAAATTACCTGAAGCATTTAACGTCATTGCTTGGGTAAAGGATATAGCGTTACCTGCCGTACCTGAAGGAGCTGTTTTCCAAATATGCTTACCTTGGTCTTGTGTATATTCACTTGCAAATCCTGTAATTACATATCTGTAAGCGGCATTTGTTACATCAAAATAATTATTTGATGCTATAATTAAGTTATCTGAATTATTATAATTCCAAATTGACCCATTTCTTATTTGTAAAGCTATTGCTGAACTTCCCCACGCACTCGGTGTAACTCCTAATCCTAAATTACCTGAAGCGTCAAGACGCATTCTCTCTGTTCCACCTAAACGATAAATCATAGGAACTGCAGTTGCGCTTCCTACTGTTCCATCTGTTGCATCAAAAATAACCCCTGCGCCCGTACTTGATGAACCAAACAAATTCAACATATTGCTTGAGCCATTAACAGTTAAGCCAGTAGTTGAACCTCCGGTAGCAGCATAAACAGATAATTTTGTTGTTGGAGATGCAGTTCCGATACCAACATTAGTTCCATTATCAAATATCTGACTATCCCCTATTGTACTTGCACCTGTAAACTTAGGTAGGTAGTTAGTAGTACCTGTTCCCGTTACTGGATTGGTTAAAGCGTTTTGTTTGTTGTTAAATGTAGTCCAATCGGTGCTTGATAATAAACCTTGTTGAGAACCACTTGCAGTTGCAATAGCTAAAGTAATAGTTCCACTTGTTGTAATAGGTGTAGAGCCAATAGTTACTCCGCTTGTTGCAGAAGATAAACCAACACTTGTTACTGTACCCGTGTTACTTGTCTTGTTATTAAACGTATTCCAATCGGTACTTGAAAGCGCACCCGTTGTAGAACCCGATGCTAAACCTAAACTTAAAACCTGAGTAGATAAGCTAAGACCATTAGCCGTGCCTATTGTTACTGCGTTGTGTCTTGCTGCCGTATTCGCTGCTACATCTGTATTAGCACTTACTCTTGCCTCGGTATAATAAAGGTTAGTACCTTCTGCTATATTAGATGTTGTTAAAGTAACCGCACCCGTTAACCCGTTTACACTTGATACACCCGTAGTTAAAGCACCGATATTTCCGTTTAACTTTTGTATCGCACTTAAAATACTATCGCTTGAAGTTATAGTACCTGCTCCGCTTGTGTAACCCGTTAAGGTACTTGCAATAGCACGAGCATTCGTAAAATAAAGGTTACCGCTTTCCGTTACTTGTGCCGTTGTATAATCGCCACTTGCTGCCACAACTGCACCTGTTCTACCGAATACGCTTGTTACTGCATCGGTGTTATCGTCAGTCCAAGAAGCCGTTATTGTTCCCCCGTCTTGTTGTGTAAGTGTTAAGGTCTTTGTTGTAGTACCCGTTACCGCAGCACTATTTATTTTATCGTTGTATGCAGCGTTCCAATTCGTAGCACTTGCAATATAGGCATCGGCTAAATCAGTATTTAAATGTAATTCATCAAGTAAAGTAACACCACCCGTAATAGATGCAGCGTTGCCGCTTCCCGAACTCTTAACAACAGTTAAAGCCTCTCCGCTACCGCCCTTAGTAATTGATGCAGCAACTCCGCTACCGCTTGAATGATTAATTACTAAATTTTTAGCAAGTAAAGTGTGCGTTCCTAAATCTACGTTTGCAGTCGCCCCCGTGTACGGAACAAAACCCGTTAAAGAAGGGAAGGTAGCAAGTGTACCATTACCACGAATATACTGAGCCGTTGTGCCATTAAAAGCAAAAGCTAAAGTTCCCGAAGTAGTTACGGGAGAACCGCTAATTGTAAGGCTATCCCCTGTAATAGTTGCAGCTACGCTTGTTACAGTACCCACCGCACCGCTTGAACGCTGCCAAATACTTCCTGAATAGATCACATAATCTCCCACCGCAAAAGTCAAAGGACCTGCGCCAAAGTTTACTGTTCCTGCTACGTTACAAATATAAACATCTCCCGTGTCGCCCGTTCCATTCGCAAGTGTTGGGGTGTTAGTCGCTGCGTTCCAAGTTCCTTTGTATTCCATAATAGAACTTGGTAATTGACTGATAGGAACTTTACCGCCACTATCTAAAGAAGCATAACCATTAGCGTTACCCTTTTCACTTCTTAATTGATAAGTATCTAATAAAGCTTGTGAAGGGAATACTTCAACATAAGCCGAGCCACTCCATAAATAAAGTTTCTGAGTGTCTTTAGCACAATAGATCACATTAATATCGCCCGTTGCAGGGAACGAAGCTAAGTCAGTATAAAAGCTAACTGCACCGCTAAATATCGCCCCTAATTGTGCAAGTGTAATCTTCTTACTTACTCCACTAATCGGGTCGCCTATAATAGTTAAATCGGTACTAACTGGTGCTAACTCGGTCGCTAATTGGTTAATCTTTTTTCCTATCATCTTAGTATTGGTATATTGATGGCACTTGGCATCTATCGTTTAAGTAAGGTAATTCCATTGTAATGTCTATCTTAACTCCTGCAAGATAATCTGGGTCGCTCTCGGTAAAGTAAGTCAAAGGAGCAGTATCGCCAATATCCCAAATTGCTTTAGGATAACGTAACTGAGCCACTATGTCTTGACCTACTAAAGTCATATCGGATAAAACTTCGGTTTCGTTTGTCTCTTCCATTAACATTCTGTCCATAAAATAAAGGCTAAAATTATAGGTAATATTTTTAGCGTTTATAGTCGCACCCGTTAAAGTGTAGAACATAGCAGGGTAAGTAACCTCGCCATTGCTTAAACGTTCCCACACATCGCCGAAGTAAACAAAGTTAATTTGTTCGTGGTCGCTTCCGAGTGTTGTTATTTGTTTGACTATTTGGTTTAACGTCAGGCTCATTCTTAATTTTTTCTAAATAAACACGAAGCTTATTTTGGTTTTTTATTGTTGTTACTTTGCTCATATTTAACAATCGCTACAACCTCTATTCCCTTGATATAGTTCCTCGAAGCTTTTACCTGCGCAGCAATCAAAATCTCCTAACCAAATGCTCGTTGTATAAGCATCGTTTTCAGGGTGTATTGCATCAACGCCACTTCCAGGATTAAGGTACTCAGGGTAAAGTGTTGAATATTCTTTTAGGTATTTAATCATTCTTTGCTTGTAGAACTCCGCACGGGTCTTATATCTATTCGCCACGTCAATCATATCTTGCATCGAAGGGTTCTCAGTATTCTCTCCCGTTTTTCTTAACAAGCCTTTGTTGTAGAACTGATAAGACAAACCCATTGGCAATTCACTAAGTACATAATGTACCAAAGTATCTGCTATGTAATTGTCTAATAAAGTTACTTCTGCTGCGTTTAAGTTATTAGCCGTAATACCTGCTTGTAGTCGGTTGTATAAAGCACTTCCTAAAGCCGGTAAGATAAAAATATCTTGTGCAGTTTTGATCTCAGGCAATACAAGTTTCTCGTCTACGTTAGCGTGTAAGCCAGACCTTTCTTTAATATTCTGTACGCTTATAAATAATGTGTTTAAACTCATTTCTTATTTTCTTTTAACTATGTTTGACTTCCACTCGTGTCTGCAACTTGGAGAATGTGTGTTTGTTCCTGGCTTAGTATACCAACCGCCTCGTCTATCCCATACGCTATAACCAAGCCTTGCACTCATCATTTCTATTTCGCTACGGCTATAAAATTTGTTAGCGGTTACTAAGTATTTGCAAAAAGGTCTGCTTGTATCTAAATCGCCATCATTAAAACCTGCTTTCCACTCGTATGAATAACGAATTAAAATTTGTGAAGTTTGAGGCTTTATAGCTTCAACAATTTGACCAATAGGAGCAGTTAATTGCCTTTCGATAATTATGTTACTATCAATTCCCTTGCCTTGCTTTACTTCGCTTGTTTTAATAAACCCCTTCTCGATTAATAAATCAATAACACGCTTAACCGCACCAACATCTTCTTTTAAAGTGTCAGCAATTACTTCTGGAGTAATACGCTTGTCCTTAACAATTAAGTCCAAGATATTAGATTGCAACTGCGATACATCTGCAAACATTTCAAAGTCCGCATCATCGTTAAATCTTGATTTGCTTTTAAATACTTCGTAAGCACTTCTATCTTCTCCAAATTCAAAGAAAACCTGAAAATCAGTTTCGTTAAATTCTAAATCTTCAGCACCTAACCAAGTAGAAACTTCGTCATCACTTAAAGCATATCCACCTTTAAGCATAGAACTTGCTTGTTCCCTTGTAATCTTTCCCTTGTTAAAATCTCTAATGATGCGCTGCATATTTTGCCACTCTCTACCTTTCAATCCTTTAATGTGTTCGTTAACACTTAAAGGACTTGCTGACATTGGCTGCTGAGTTTCTGAAACTATCCCGTATTGTGTAGGGTCAATTCCTAACTTCTCTAATATCCATTCTTTAGGTGCAACTTCTTTAATTACGCTTTCGCTAAAGTCAATACCAATCGGGTCTACAGGTTGAAGCTTTAATTCCTCAGTAACTCCTGCATATTGTCCTAACATATTAAATATGCCTTCAATTTGCATTTGCTTGTAGTGAACGTAAGTATTACGGAATATTTCGTAGCTATCACGCATCTGTTGTCTGCTACCTAATTGACCTGGAGTAGCAATACCGAACAAGTCAGGACTTGTAATCTGGTGTCCACTAAATATGTTAGTTTGTATAAGTTCGTCTACTCGGCTAAAGTCCTCTTTAGTTAAATCACTTGCACCTAAATCATCTACAATAGGCTTACGGGTTAAATCGTTTACAAACGCAAGTAAATACTTCTTGCCGTCTGCACCCGTGTACATATTGTCGAATTGTCTGCTAACAAGTCGCTTTTCCTCTGGGCTTGGCTCTCCGTTTGGTAAAGTAATAAGTTTACTTGCAGAAAACCCTGTTTGAGCATTTCCTAAAACGTGCTTACTTACCTCAACATCACTTTCGATATAGTTAAGCGCACCAAAATAACCAGGAAGGCTATAAACGTTCATTCCTGGGCGATACTCCTTTACATAAAGTATCTGCACACCTTGTGGGTTAGCAGGGTTAAACGCATTGTATATCTCAGCTTTTTCTTGGTTGCGTGTAGCCTTCCAATCTTCTTTATACCAAAACTGCGTATTGTCTTTGTTGGTTCTAATCTTTGTATAATCACAATGCCACAATTCAGCAACTTGACCGCCCATTACAGACCAAATAACTTGGATATAAGCACCACCAAATAGTTCTAAATCTAAAGCAACCTTTTTAGTTAGGTCATTAAGGGTCTCATCTCTATTTACTTTTTGAACAATCGCTTGTTCTCCTGCCCAACCATTGCCGACAATGTAATTAACCTTGCCTCTAATAATAGCGTTGTGCTTTGCAGATTTGTTAAATAGGTCTAATAGGTACTGCGGATAGTCATTGTTTTGACCATACTGCATATACCCTTCGCCTTTTTTCTCTTTATATTCCGGTTGCTTTGCTTCCGCAAATGTCAATACTTGTATTTCCATTATTGTCTAATTGTGAATGTGCTTGTTGTTTCGTATTCTGTGAATGATATAGTTGTACCCTCGAGTTCCATAATGCCTGTTTCAAGCAGGTTTAAGCCAGTAGGGTTTGTGTTTGAAGGACTTGATTGTTCGTAAACTGAGTAAGTGTATTGCCCGTTTAAAGAGCTATTAAAGTAGCTATTAACTACAATGCTAAACTCGTTGTACCTTTCCTTGTAAGCACTTATGTCGGTATTGTTTAGCTTAACAAATTTGATGTCCGTGTTTGTGCTTCTATTCTCGAAAATGAATAGATAATTAGGACTTGTAAGCGTTTGCTTCTCAGTCAAGGTAAGTATTATATTTTGGGTTTGTCCCTTAGTTAATCTTATCACAACTATAAATATAAACTATCACGATTGTTTGCAAAATAAAAAACCCCCGCCTAATTAAAGACGAGGGCATCTATATACAAAACCAAAACAACCTAAGAACCTGCGGTAGTTAATTGACCTGCAACAGTAGAATTAACTTCTGGAGCAAGGGCAGCTTCCGCACCTGTGAAGGTTAAAGTGTAGCCACTTCTGTCGCCTTCAGCCGTACCTGTACCTGCACTACCTGCGGTAAGGTCTAAGCCTCTTGTTTTACCTAAGTACCAGTATTTGCCATTGTTATCTTTGGCAACTGCTACTAAAGTGTTTTGAGCCAACAACAAGATTTCGTTTCTTGTGTTCGCCTGTAATTTGTTTAATACGATAGTCAATTCAGGAGCGTAGAAGATAGTTCCGTTTTGTACGTTTGCATTAACATTCTCAACTAATTGAGAAGTGCCTTTTACAAGTTCGTACTTAAAGAACTTCTTGCCAGATGCTTTTACTAAAGCGGTGATTACACCACTTGCTTCTGTTGTAGAAGTTACATCTGAGGCTGCCATAAAATAAACTTCGGTTATACCACCTAAACTGTCTTTACAATCTAAGGTATAATTTTGAGTTAAAGCACAAGCCATTGTTATTGAATTAAATTAGTTTGAAAAAAGTGGGGGATATATTTCAATCCCCCTATAAATTATGCAAGGATAAACTTCACTACTTCGTCAGGGAAGGCAATGTTTACACCCATCTTAAACTCAGATACGAAACGTACTTGGTCAGCTTCTTTAGCATAGAAAATTTCAAACTTCTCTTCTTCGTTCAATAAGTCAGTACCTAAGAACATATTGCTTAAACGCATAGCGTAAACTTTGTTAGTTCCGTTAAGACCTGCAACTGCAATTACTTTAATTGTAGTACCAGGAAGTACAAATTCGCTATCAGCTTTAACATCAATTTGGTAATTGAAAGAACCGCTATTTTTAAGAGCAACAGTGTAAGTACGGAATAAATCTTGACCACAGAAGATAGTCATATCGTCAGCAGCTACAACTTTAGCAGGGATTGCTTGGTAAACACCATCAAAGATAGAGATTACGTTAGCAGCAGTAATGCTTGATAAAGGAGCACCACTAATGTAAGTAGAAGCGTTTGCAGCAACAACACCTGAAGCAGCACCGATTAACTTAACAAGACCATCGAAGCGGTTAAGGTTAACATTCACACTTGTAGTGTCGCCAGTCCATAACGCAGTTTCTAATTGTGCAGCGATTGTCTTAGCTTTCTTTTCAGAATACTCTTGCTCGAAAGGTACGCTATCGTACATAGAGCCAGTAGGTAAAGCTTTTTGTAAATACTTAGCTTCAAGGTCTTTAGGACATAAAGCTTCGTTTACTTTAATTTTACCAGGAGTTACAGTACGTTGAGTAAAGGTAGTAGAACCAGAAGCATTAAAGCCACAAGAAGCACCATCTTGGAAGATAGCGTCAGTTTCCATAATGTTGATTTTTTCGCTTGACTTTACGCCAACCATAACGTTACCTGCGCTCTTAATAAGAGAAGCAGTTTTTGCACCCAATACAGATGAAGTTACAAGTAGAGCTTCGTTTTCTTTTGTATAGTTTGCTAATGCAGATACATCAAATCCCATTTTATTTTATTTTTATTTGTTTAATAAAGCGTTTCTAAATTTCTCAATCCTATCGTACTTCATTGAGTGTGTAGTTACGTTAGAACCGAAGTTGTTTTTTGGCTGCGCAATAGGTTCAGCGTTAGGTGTCTTAGTAAGTGCTTCTATTAACTCAGCTACTTGACTAAAGCCATTCTTAACTTTTGCCTCTAATTGTGCTACTTGTGTTTTAAGATTTTCATTTTCAGACACTAAAGCAGCGATTTCGTCTGCCATTTTCTCATCCATCTTTTTACCCATTTCAGCAGGAGTTTCATCAGCGATTTCTGCTTCTACTTCTGGAGTTTCGATAGAAATAATCTTAGCGTTTTCGTCTAACTCAATTTGAGTTCCGTCTGCTAATTGGTGTTCGCCAGTTGGAGCAGGTGTTCCGTCAGCTAAAGTAACTTCACCGCCAATAGCTAATTCGCTAATCATAACCTTTGTACCATCCATAAGGCTATATTCAGCAAATGTAACAGGCAATTCTTCTACAACAGGCTCAGGAGCAGGAGCTGCTACTTGTGGCATATCTTCGAACAAAGCCCTAATTTGCATAATTGCATCTTTTGCGTTCATCATTCTTTTTGTTTAAATATTAATAAAAGATTTTGTTTATCATTTAACCCGTTGCAATATTTCCTTTATTGCATTCATAAGTTCTTGTTCTTTAGTCGGCTTTGTCTTGTATGTAAACAATCCCTCAACGCTAAAGCCTTTGAATTTACCCTCTTTTACATCGTTCCACACGCCTTCATTGTCTACTTTGAAAGAACCGAACCACGAGCCGTCAGGTGCATCTTCAAAACCCTTCATTGGTTGTATACCACGGCTTTGATCTGTAATAAAGCTTTCAAACATAGTAACCCCTTCTACTTGTTGTTCAGGGGAGTGCATTAAGTTTACGTTTGACTGATAGCCTCTTTTGAAAAACTTTTGCGCAATCTTAAAAATCGTCTCCTTAGTAAAAACGACATAATAATCTCCATAGGTAGAATCACTACGAAATATCGGAACATCTGACAACATTATTGGTCCGCTGATAATGCGCTTATCTTCGCTAACCACTTCAAAGCGTTGTTGGTTTTTAAAGGCATTCCAATTCTTTTGAATAGCAGGTCTGTCTACGAGTGCAACGTAATCTACCTCGGCATCGTCATTCATATCCTCGCTAATGTCTAATAAATAAACAGGTAAGTCCATAATCTTAAATATTAAGTGTTTTAAATTGTTATCATTTAACCGAACCTTGCCCTTTGCTGAATAGCTGCAATCCTTTGTTGGTTACTTGTTACATCGCTTTCTACAACGTAGCTTCTAATTGCTTGATTGCCTATTGCATTAATTGTCTGATTGCTTAGGTTAGTAGTCGCTGCTTGAGGTTGTGGCGGTGCTATTGGTGCTGCTGCCGAAACACTTGGAGCAGTCATATTACCACCACTGCCACCACTTGCTGCACCTGGAACTTTTGTTGCTATAATGTTTTTAACTGCACTAAAACCCGTAGCCGCTGCAATAGCAACGGCAGGAATAGCAGCCGGGAAACCTAATTTTACACCGGCAGAAATACCTAAGTAAGTATTAATTAATGCAGCCGATATTGCAAGTGTTTTACCTGCAGCCGTTTCTTTACCTAATATATCGCTAACCGCAGTTAAAGCTGCTGCACTTTGTTGTGCTAAAGCTATCTTTTGTTCTGCAGTTAGTTTATCTATTTGAACTGATGCGTTTGCTGCTTCTTGTTGATTTTTAATACCTTGCAAAGCAAAGTTAGTCGTAGTAGACATAACCTTCATTTGCCCAGCTATTCTATCATTATCTTCTTTTTCTTTTTCTGATTTAGCTTTTTCGTCTGCATCTTTTTTATCTTGAGCAACTTGCTTTTGACTAATTAGATTATCTTGTTGTAATAGCTTCCTTCTGTCTTGTTGGTTCTTTAATAAGTCCTCAGAAAATTGTTTATCCTCTGCTAATTTTTTATCGTTTTCAGCTTTACGTTTTGCCGCAGCTTCTTTACTTGCATCTTCTCCTGCTTTAGCATTTTCTTTTAAAATATCTTGTTGTCGCTTTTGTTCTTGGGCATCTAAAACCGCTTGTTCTGTTTTTAAACCTCTAAACTTTTTTAGTTCTTCTTCGTTTAAACCTTCTTTAGTTTTTAGCTTTGCCCTTAAAAAGTTAAGTTCTGCTTCTCCTTGTTGTTTAGATAATTCGTATATCTCCTTCTCCTTTCCACCTTGTGCAGTAAGCACTTTAATTCTTGCCTCAATACCTTCGTTACCACGCTTTGTTGTTTTCTCTAAAGAAGCTAAAGCACGTTCTGCTTGTGATGTAACACCTACAAAGTCGGTAACTTTTGTAATAATACTACTAAAGAAAGTTCCAACTTGTGCAAGTCCTGGCACTAAATTTAAAACTGCCTTCTTTACTTTGTCAAAGTTAGCAGCTACTAAACCAATACCGATTGCTAAAGCACCAATACCCGTTGCGATTAAAGCCCCTCTTAAAGTAGAAAATGCACTTACTACCTGCGTTTTAATAACTGTACCTAATTGCTTAAAACTATCTATGCTTTCCCCTACTGCTTGTAAGCCTTGCGATAAAGCCATAGCAGAATTTACTTTAAGTAAAGTTTTCTGCAAGTCCTCGTTCTCCTTACCAAATAAAGCAGTTGCACCTTGTAAAGCACTAAATCCACCGGCTACACCACTAAGCGATGCAGTTAAGGCTTTGAACTTAGCATCTGGATTGAACGCATCAATTAAACTTTTTGCATCTCCGATTTGGTCTTTAAGTTCTGCTGCCCTTTTTGCTGCGTTTACGGCTTCCTTGCTACTTGCTCCAAACTGCTCGGATAGTTTTGTTACCTCAGCGGTTGCTTCTCTTAGCTGCGCTTTTAACGAGCCTAAAGCTTGGTCTTGGTTACCGCCGACTGTTATATTTATACCTACGTTCTCTTGTGCCATTATATTACTGGGTATTTTGTGTTAATCACTTTTAAAAATGATAGCTTAGTAGTGTTGTATTCCATAGGGTTAAAGTTCTCAACTTTGTTAAGCCTAAATAATACCCCGTCAATATAAACGTACTTACTAAAATCTAAATTGAAAATGTCTACTATGTCTAACAAACCAAAGCAGCTTAATAACTTACTATCTTTGTTTGTAATCTCAGCAAGGTAAGGACTATGGTATTCGTTAAATACGTTAAACTCCGTAAAGTTAGAAGGCGAAAATTGTATCTCTTTAGGTGCGCCAAAGTTAATGTCGCTTGTAGAGTTAATTGGGTCATTCAGATGCCCTGCATATCCATAACTTGTAAAGCTACCTAACACAGTTGTAGTATTCATAATGTTCCAACTTGTAACGCTTGTAATCTTCTTTGTTTGCATTATACGAATAATGCTATCCATTCTATCCTCTGCGCTATTGGTATTTGACTTCTTATAGATTGCAGGGAATACTTTGTCTTGACCTGTTGCTTGATAAAGTACAGATGCCGCAAATATAACTTCTAAAACATCGGTTTCTTTTACAAAGTCAAACTCAGTATCGTAAATAAAATCGCCATAACCTTCCGTGTACTTCTTGCGATAGTTTTCATTATAGAAGTCATTATCTTGCTTGAACTTATAATTATAGTAACGAGCGTTAATCTCACTCATTGGCTTAATGCTTAAAGGCTTTGCCCTATCTATTTTGTTAGTCCAATCTTCTGCATTGCCTGACTTCTCTGGATAAAAAGTAACATACGGGCTAATAACAAGTTCTTTGTCGTTAAACTTATTCTCATAAACGTAAAGGTTAAACATCTTAACAATGCTTAAAAAGAAATCTCTTTGAAATATACCCTTTGGAATTGTTTGACTTACCTTAATAGTTTCGCCCAAGTTAATTTGTACTTGTGTAGGTGTGCTTGTAGTAACTCCTACATTACCAGTAAATATTTCAATCTCCATTAAAGTTCCAAGTATTTCTACTTGCATAGTATCTCCACTATTAAACGTAATACCTTGAGCAGTAAAATTGCAATCAAGTATTCTTCTCACACTTGCATCGAAATCTTGCGAGGCAATCGGTACTCCATTTTTTCTAAGTATAACTGTGTAGGTAGATTGCGAAGGGTCGAATAAATCAACAAAGCCAGTTAAAGTAATTTGTACATTTGTAGTTGTAGCTGGTCCGCTATAAGTAAATAAACTATTAGTTCCGTCAAGTGAAAAGCTACCTATAGTAACTAAGGTATATTGAACGTAAGGGTCGCTTGTTAATACCATAACTCTATTAATAGCAGTTGCGCTCATACTGGTATTGTTTAACGCAGTAATGTTTGTTTGGTTATGCGGTATAATAAGCCTTTTAAATAAAGGGGTGTCAAAGAAAGAGCAATCAAATGTATAATCTGTACCTGCAAATATCTTCTCTATATATTCTTTAACATACAAAGCAGGTCTAAAAGTTGTGTATTGAAAGTCCTTTTTAGCCGTTCCATATTGCCCTGTGCTAACACTTCCGTAATCAATCAATGGATAATAGTAGCCAGAACCCCCTGCGTTATCCCAACTCGCACTAATATTAGCTACACTATAAGTGTGGTCGTATGCGCTAAAATCTAAATCTTCTAAACGCCTATTACCTAACTGATTAATAAAACCACCAAGTTCCCCAAACACGCTGCATTGGTATTCAATAGTTTCTTTGTCAATAACTATTTCTAATATTCTTAAAGTGCCTTTAAATATCTGCACCTTGTCAATGAAGATTTTGCAGTTAGCTTGTTTAGTTACGTTATAGTTATACCCTACGTTTGGTAATGAATTTACTGTAACATTAGCGTTGTTAAGTTCGAAGATGTAACCAAAGATTAGATTGTTGTTTGCCGTTCCTGGAATACTAATTGTTTTGCTAAAAGAAGTATTGCGGCTACCGAACTCGCTTACGTCGTCAATGGCATAAGTGAACTCGGTAGATATATCCTGCAATAAATCAATTTTCTGTTCCTCGATGTATATCTCTGTACTAATCATTATCTGAATTGGCTTGTTAAGTATTTGCCTACTTCTACTTCAATCTCAAAGTTAAATAGTTTGTCTGCACTTTCTAACTTGTACTCGTAATTGCTTGTACTTATGGTAACAGGGAAATAAGCACCAAGAACCTCCATATAAACAATAGGACTTGATACAAGCTGAGCCAACCACGAATAATCTTGCTCACTAACCCAATCAGAAGTAAGCCTATATTTATCTTTATGCTGAATAGCATAATTGAAAGTTGTCTCGTTATATCTGTTATATCCATCAATGTTTGTCATTTGTCCACCTACAAGCTGCCAATCGCTTCGCCTATATGATGCTCTTTGATACTCGCTTGACCTTCTATTAACAAGGGCAAACTTTTTAGTGTCCCAACCGCCGAGCCTATTTAAGAACTCTAAGTTAAATTGTTGGTATTTAGGATAGCACTTATGCTTAATCTTAATTACCCTTGTTTGTGCGCCACCTCTTTTTAAATAAAAGTTATAGCCGTAAGTATCTTCGTCTATAATAGTTCCACTTGCCCAATCGTTTATGTGTCCTGCTTGTAGGTTAAACATATTGAATTGACCGCTTAAGGTAATATTACCCGATACAGTATTAGTAACCACATCGCCTTGCCCTAATACTTCTACCCAAGCGGAATAACCGCCCGTTGCTATGCGTAGGAAGGTAATGTAAAAGTTATCTCCGTATTCAAGTGTTATTTCGTCTGTGTCTCTTTCCGTCAAGAAGTCATCGGTAAAGTTTTCTAATAGTAAATTATCGTAATATTCCGATAGCACCAAAGGTGTTTGGTTCTTTGTTAAGAATACGTCGGCAAACAATGGTGGCACAAAGTTGTAAGCTGAATAGCTGCCCGATGCTAAGTTTGTAGTTGTAACACCGCTTACCTCTTCTCCTATCCTTACTTGGTAATCTACTTTGATTTTATCGTTTGAAGCTACAAGTATTGAATTTCCCGAAGGCTCAAAGTAGTTAGTTACGAAACTTCTAACCATTGGAGATGCGTTAAACACTCCATAGCTACCTTCCGCACTTGGAGCAGGGAATACTTTAGAACGTATTACCTGGCTTCCGTTTATGTATACGTCATACACGAATTTAAAGTTTGTAGTTCCGCTATTTGTAGAACTTGATACAAACCATAAGTTATCGTGCATAGACGAATAAGGTGCAGGACTACTTGTTATTGTTATTGCCATTGATTGCTTGTTTGATTTGAATTTGCACATCGCCACCTACTGCGATTGCTATATTCTCAATAAATTCTTTATTAAATATTTGCGCTACCGCTCTATCAAAGTAGCGTGTAGATTTTAAACCTTTCCTATGTATGCTTCGAGCAATTAAAAAGGCTAAGGACTTCTTGCCTTCTATTGCCTTTGCTTCAGTTCCAAGCTTTGTATACTTTTTAACCGATACTGATTTTAACTTGTTATATCCAAGCCATTTTTCTATTGAACTTACCGGAACGGCTTTTTTATTACCCTTAAAAGTGTAAGGTGTTTTATTGTCTGCCTTCTCGTTCTTTGTACCTTTTACCCCTTTATTTACAAAGTCATAGTATTTAGATGCTTCACTTCCTGGTTCGTAACCGAGGCTTAAAATGTAACCCGTGCCAAACTTTGTAATTATAGGCAAAGCCGGTTCTGCCAATCTTCCAGAACTCGTAATATTTTCCTTGTCGAGTATTTCGGTAATCTTATCGTTAAAGGCTTTACCATATAAAGCTAAAGTATCTTCTAAAACGGGAAGTTCTCCTGGCTTGTACTTATCAAAGCTACCGCCTAAGCTTTGTATAAAGCTATCCCTTAACGCTTGTATTTGTGCTTTCGATATACTCACGCTAATAAATATAAGGAAGGTCTAAAAATAACTAACCCCACCAAAATTGGCAGGGCTACTTAAGTTTCCTATGTTGCTCCTTATCGTAATCGGCTTTAGCCTTTAGATAGGATAGGGTGTTTAAAAATTGTATGGTTGTTAGCACATAGCTTTGGTCAACTGTGATATTTTCGTGGTCGGCAACAGATTTGGCGCAATATTGCCATCCAAAGTGCTGCATAAAATTTGAACCACCTCTTGCGCTTGTTCCAAACTCATCCCCTTGTTCGTCATTTCCTGAACCAAATAACCCTGAGAAACTTCTATCCAATTTCTGTATACTTGATAAAAAAAAACAATGGAATGGTAAACGTGCATAAAATTTGCCCCTTGTAAATCATCGGCATACTCGCTATGCTTAGAAGCATCGTACTTGTCATCTACCCATCTGCCGTACCAAGTTTTACGCTGAGGCATAACCATTGAAGCTGCTAACTTGTGCAGGTTACCTACTAAGTCGGTGCTGAATACTTTTGTCTCGATGTATCTGGCTGCTTTGATTTGCTGCACATCATAGATAAACTTGTAACGTTTGCCGTTTACTTCAGTATACTTAACCGGCTTACCCTCTATCTTATCATCTAAGAAGTTTAAGGTTACCTTTAATTTGTTAAACTCCCCTACGCTTAAGCTATCCACTTGCGTGTCGGTAAGGTTATGCAAAATACCTACTAACTTACTTTCAACGTCTAAGGTAGTCCAATCCTTCTCAGGCTTTGTAACTATTGGGTAAATCTGTTGGTACTGCCAAACTGTTAAATCGTTCCAAGTCATTTTCTTAGTTTTAACATTATCTCATAAGCAAGATGCCCACCTATGTAGCATAACGCTGCCAAAGGTAAGCAAATTGCAAAGAAGTACAATATTTTTATTACTTTAATGATACGGCTACACTTGTTGTGCTACTCTTAGCAGGTGGGTAAACTTTTGTAACCTCGCCAGTAACTCCGTTAATAATGTCAAGTCCTTGATGCGGAACTTTCTTTAAGAAATCTTCCATATCCTTTTTGGCTTTAGCTGCGCTATTGTACTCGCTTAATATCTCCTCGTATGCAGGACTTTCGCATTTGGTGTAGTCATACTTAACACCTACTTCCCTAATGTTAAACTTAGCACTCATATACTCAAAGTCCTTGCCGTTAAGTACGGCTGCTTGTAATACTGCATCTTTATAGTCCTTGTTTGCCTTTAGGGTTTCAAGCATATCCTCTAAGGCTTTAACCTGAAGATGCGTTTTTAACGGGTCAAGTTCCCCTGCGTTTAAGCGTTCAATTAATTGGTGGGTAAACTCCACCCGTTGCTCTTTTGTTGTTTCAAAGATTTGTTGAAGTTCCATTTGTTTAGTTTTGGTTAAAATATTCTGGATAGTCAAGTAATTTGAATTTACCCGTTTGTTTTAATTTGTTTAATTTTCTCCATAAATACATATAAGATATTTTACAATCTTTACTCAATTTGCTTATATTTTTATTGTGATTATAGTAAGCTTTTAAAAGTTCTATTTCAAACCAATGCATACTATTAATCAATTTTTTTATATCTGCATTCATATTGTTTCGGGTTTATAGTTATCAATGTCAAAAAAGCCAATTTCTGACTTATGTTCTGGTCTCCTTAATTTACGCTTTGCAGGTTCATATCCCTGCTCGTTGCAATAAGTAAGTATCTCTAAGTAAGTCGCATCAATGTTAGACATCATTATGCTTATCGGCTCACTTGCGTAATATTTGTCTATGTATTCTTTTGTGCTTTGGGTCATAGTTTTTAATTGTGTAGTCAAATAAAGCTGCCATTACAAAACCTGTTGCAATTAGCATAAGGCAAATAGTGTAAATCATTTTGAGTAGATGTCTTGTAATTGCCCAATAAGGTAACAAGCTGCTACTAATACGGCTAATAATTGTGCGGTTTCTTTTTTCATTGTGTTTAGTTTAGTTAAAAAAAATATGGGTAAGGCGCTCCCCATCTACGGCATTGGTTCATATTTTAGTGCCTTTACCTATGCTACATCACTATGTTAAATATGTGCGTTGGTCAGTCGCACCCCTGACTTATTGGGGGTTAATTATATATTTTTCCAAGTAAAATACAAATCGTTATAATGTTCATTATTCCTAAATTCCATTAAATGAATGTAAGGAATTGACCTATCCATATTATCAATATCCTCAAATGTTTGTTGAAACTTATAGTGACTATGCCCACTATGTGCTAATTCTAAAGATAAGTAAGAACCTAATTCTGTAAACTTTTGTCCGTCATAAAATGTTTTTGTTACTTGAGTTTTCATTGTGTTTTGTGTTTGTGGTTAATTGATATATCAAATATACAAACTATTCACATTCAACAATCAAATTGTCTAAAAAAGTATAAACTTTTTTTAAAAATTGTGATGAGCGGTAAATATTAAGGATAAGCGGTTAAAGGAAGGCATACCTGCCAGTGCCACGTTTAAGGCTGAAGTTCTGCCAAGCCAAAGCCAAAGCCATTACGGCATCATCGTGAAAGCCTGAAGGTGCTGAGTACTTTACCCCCGTTGCCGTGTACATATATTCAAATACTTCAAGTTCCTGGCTTATTATCCCTTCAGGGTAGCCTATCTTACCTTGATGTATGGCAGCTTGTAAACCTTCCATTAGTTGCTGCTTACTTGAACTTGTAAACTTTAAGCCTTGTATCATTACCCCTTCACGTTGTAAGTCCTCAAGGATAGGGTCGCCAACCCCCGTACTATCGACAAGGATAGGGCATTTAGGCAGCCTAAGGATAGTTTGCTTGGTATTATGCCAATCCATTTGGAAGCGGTCAAAATAAGCCACGTTTCCATCTTCGTCTAACCCTACTATTACAGTCCAATCGACCGACTTGGCAAGGTCAATTCCATAAGCTACAATCGGCATTGTTGTTACTGGGTGTAAGCACTTGCGTATGTGTTGGCTGCCGAAGGGGTTTGCTGCGTTCTCAGCCGGGTTTGCCATATACTCTTGCTCGAATACAACCTCGGGTAATTGCCTTCGGGCATCGTCTATCTCTTGTGGGTCTATGTAAGGGTTATCGTATGTAGTAAACTTAAAGCTTTGCCAATCTGGTTCGGCTTTGCTAAACAAACTAAAGAAGTAGTTTTTACCTTTAGGGGTGCTTAAGAATATAGCCTTACCCTTGTAGTCCGTTAAGGTAGGTCTTATCGAGTTTAGCCACCCATCTTCAAGGTTAGGTATAAATGAAGCCTCGTCTATTACGGCTAAGTGAAACTTTAAACCACGAAGATTGTCTAACCTTTCGCCAGTAAAGAAACGTATGCTTCCACCCGTTATGAATGTAATAACAAGGTCGCTTTCGTTCTTAGAGTATATTTCTAATGGCAATAGGTCTACTATCTCTTTAAAAAATATCTTTCCTAATTGGTAAGTAGGTGTAATATAAGCTACACGCTTTTTATTAACTGCGGTATCTATGCTTATCGTTTGGCTAATCAAGGACTTGCCAAATCTTCTCCCTGCCATCATTACAATAAATCTACTTTCGCAGTCGATTACTTGCTTTTGTGCAGGGTGTGGTTTATGTAAGCTTAGACCTATTGTTTGCATTACTTATCGTAAGTTATTTTAATCTCACTTACTTCGTGCTTGTTCTCGGACTTCTCAACTAAGCTATTTAAACGCTGAGTTATGCTTGGATTGTAAACCCCTGCCATACCCCCTTCTATTTGGTCTTGCCTTATTTTTCTCCTAATATGCGAACAGATGGTTAAAAAATCTGCGTAAGCATTATTTGTATTAGCAAAATAGTGGCTTAAATCTCCTATAATTCCTTTGTCTGCACAAAAGTTTTCAAAGCCTTCTATTGTTAAAGGTCTCTCCCTTAATCTGTAAACTTCGTCTCCGTCTTTGCCTACAAAATCGTGTACTTTAATAGGATTGCTTTTGCAGTATTCTGCATACTCGTTAAAGTATTGAAGCATTAGTTCTGGTGTCTCTATAAGTTTAAACCTACCCATCTATTTTGTTTTTATAGTGTTGGCATATCCTATCCATTACAGAAAGGTAATATGTGTTAAAATCTTTGTATCCTTCGTTGTCTTGTTCGTATGTCTTGTATAAGATGCCCCTTAATCTTTGACTTGGTGTTTTAAACGTGTCGGGGTCAGCCTTTAGGTTTTCTATTATGTCTTGCTCTTCTTTACTAAACGGCTCTTCTTTAATTGCCAAGTAGCAGAACTGTTGGTTAAGTTGGAATATATCCGCAGCATCTTTAGGACTTAGTTCCTGGGTTGCTAAAGTTAGCTTGATTGTCTTGTCTTTGCGTGAGGCAATGCTTTCAATTTGTGAACTTAATAAAATCATAGTATGCCGTTAATTATGTCGTTTGCTTCGTCTATTGCATCTTCTTGGTCGAGGTATGTATCTACGTCTGCTATATGTTTGTTAATTAGGGTTTCTGCCATTGCATAGGTGTAGTGTCCTATCGTGGTCATATCATCTCCGTTTTTACCCGTCTTACATACCGCAAGGAAGTAAGCTTTATGCGTAAGGAGTAGCCATATAGCATTTAGTTTTCTCATCTGCCTTGACCTCTATAAGCTTTTTCTCTTGGCGTGTGCTTATTAAAGGACTTCTTTGCAGACCCTCTTTTGCGTTTGCCAAAGCTAACTTTGTTATTATTCTCTTTAATCTTTGCCATCATGCGTATATAAAATTAGTATTGTTCTTTAATTCGTTTGCTAATCTTTTATGTAAATAATCTTCGTTCTTATTAATTGTTTCGGCTGCTTCTTTTATAGTATAATAATAAATATGCGTTTGAGTATTTAATATCAGCCTACCATTTCTACCGCCAATACAAGAATGATATATATTTTCTTTTTGACTACAAAACTCTAAATTATCCAATCTATTGTTTTGTTTATTAAAATCCTTATGATTAACAACCAGGTCAATATTTGTGCCATAAAATGCTTCAGCCACCAATCTATGAACTAAATATTGTTTTCTATTATTATGAGTAAAATTTACACAATAATATCCATTTGTAGTTTTTATTGGTGTTAAAAGCTTTTCAGCTATTACTCTTTTATTATTACCAATTTTAACTTCTCTTGGCAATGACTTTACATTACCTAAATTGCTTACTTGGTATACTCCTTCATAACCTTTAATATCTTTCCAGATTTCCATTTGGTATATTTTTTAAGTGTATTTCCATTATCTCTTCCTTACTCCACCTATTCTTAAAGTCATAATCGTAATGACAGTTTCGACACATTGCGCATAAATTGGTAATATGGTCTTGCTCCTCTTTTCTTTTGCTACCAAACTTAGACCTTGCAACTATGTGTGCTATATCTACCGCTTGTGAGCCACACACTTCGCAAGGAATGAAGTCCGTTTTTTTATACCCCATTCCCTGCAAATAAATTTGTGTGTGTTTCTGCATACTTTCCCCATTAAATTTTCCGTTGATTAATAATTAAAAAATTTAAGTATGCAAATTATTTTCCATCTATTTCTTTTAGTTTATTAATTGCCCATTCAACTCCACTTGTACCGCCCCAAGCATCCCACATCAAACCGCCACAACCTTCACTATAAGGAACGTCTTTATGTTGTTGGTGTCTTTTAAAGGAAGCCATACGGGCAATCGTATCTCTACTAATCGGCTCACGATTTGCTAACTGCCTTGCTCTTGCTTTGCCAGTCGCTTCTCCGCAAGAACCCCAACCATTTTTATCTGCCCATTCTATTGCCCTCTTTGCGTTATTAGTTGCACTTTCGGGATAGTCGGTATAGCTTTCGGCAAACTTTCCACCTGCAAGGATAGCTTTCCAAACTTGCATTGCCTTCTCTTTTGTTTCATACACGCACCCACCTTGTCCTATTTTCCATTTTCCTGAACTGCATTGTGTTACTGGCATAGTTTACTATAAATATACTTTCGGTCTAAATTTATCTCGTCAAAGTTATACTTCTTTTGGCAGAACTCAAATAGCTTTTGTCCGCTTTCCTTTCTCATATCCGCGTCGCTTACTAAATCTTTAATATGTTTATACCAATCCTTTTGACTTTTAACGTAATGTACAGGCATATCTAAATAAGGATTGACATAGCTAACTATGGCAGGGTTCTTTTTAGAAGCCGTTTCTAATACCTTTAAATTTGACTTCATAGCATTGAACTTGTTATCTACCAATGGAATAACTGAAATATCGCTATCAGTGTAAGCCCCCATATATTCAGTAACCTTTGCATAGTTATAAATTGTAGGGTTAAGCTTTAAACCGCAAGTAAAGGCATCAATCATTTTATCCCATATAGGTTTCTCCCCGTCATTGTAACCTGCAATAACAGTTCTTATATTCATACCTTGTAGCCTTTTGAACGGCTGCCTAAGAATTTCTAAATCTCTTTCGTGCGTTCCGCTACCGCTCCAAAATAATCTAACCTTGTAATCTTCGGTCTTGTTATCCTGGAACTGCTCTTGCCCGTAGGGTAAAGCGTTTGGTAAAATGTGAACGTTCTTATTGTATGGGGTTATCTCTCCTGCTAACCTTTCGTGTGTGGTTGTGCAAAGGTCTGCTATCTCTAAGTAATCTGTAATTAATTTAGGTATGTTATTGTACTTGTATCTCCAATACAACAAATGGCTTTCGCTAAGTTCCCAGTAATCGTCATTGTCTACTACTAACTTAAAGCCATACTTAGTGCGCCAAGTGTCCATTTTCTTTGCATCAATCTCGTTAAGCATTCTATTCATTAACACAATATCCCAACCTTGTTCAAGTAGTTCGTCATTCAATACATCGGTAATAAGTGCGTACTCTTTTTCCATATAAACAATAGGCATCATTATTCGGTGCAGTCCTACACCCGAATTGGCTGAAGTTATACAAAGTATTTTCATAAGTTTATATAATATGTTTTATTCCCATTTGTATAAGCAGATACATTATTGCTATGCAAACTCCAGGTCTTTTGTACTAATTCATTTTTATTGTAACCATAAGCATCAATGCTATTTTGCTCAATATGATTAGCGGTATATTCTTTAATAAATTTCGTATGCAAACCTGCTGCCCTGCATCTCGTACAATAATCTAAATCTATTGCTCCGTATGGGTCAAGTTCTTGATTGAATGCACCAACTCTTTTTATAGTTTCTTTTGTTATAGTAAAGTTGCCAATTAAATCAGCCGTGTCATTACCTGTACTATGTAGTGGAATAGAACAAATACCAATAGTTTTGTCTTGTAAAAAATCATTTCTTATTTGCAACCAATTATCAGGTTCTAATATATCGTTACCCATAATAGTTACATAATCTATATTATCAAAGTTTAAATTCCTTAAGCCTTTATTAGTTGCAAATGCTATACCTTCTTCATTAATGATAGTAACTATATCAATATGCTTACCTGCATTTTTGATATTTTCAAACAATGTATTGATGTTCCTATCTTTATAGTTTAAGTATACTATTGCATTCATTATCTTATGTTTGAGCCGATTTCTCGTGCAGGAACTCCTGCGTATTTAGTATTTGGTTTTGCATCTCCTTTTACAAATGCACTTGCTCCTATCATACAATTTTCTCCTACGTTTGCAAATTGATGCAGAACTGCATTAAGTCCTA